CTTTGGGCAACTTCATCTAAAGGAAGATTGCACATAAGATCAGATTTTGCAGATCCAGGAACTGAAAATGCTACTGCAGTTGAAGGTGTTGCTGATGAATTAGTATTAGAAAATGAAAATGATGTAGGAATGACACTTTTATCTGATATTGCATCTAATGCACATATTATGTTTGGTGATACCGCTGATACCGATGTGGGCTCTATAATTTATAATCATTTAACAGATAGTATGCATATAGTCACAGATGCCGCTAATACGGTTGTATTTGGAAATGAATATGGTGGTTATATGCAAATTGTTGGCGGAGATACAATTGGAACTCAGGCAGGCAAATTACATGTAAACGTAGGATCGACTGATGGCACAACAGGAATTTGGGTGGACTTAAATGATGCCGATCAACAAGGAATTCGTATTGATGCGAATACTGCTGGATGTACTGCAAATACTTTTGAGTTACGGGCTAATACGACTACCGGTCATGCAATGGCACTAATACATGGAGCGGGAACAGGAACTTCTCATGATATGACAGGTTCCATGCTTTCCATAACAGATAATAATAGTTCTACGGTGTCTAGAGCAGTTGTTGATGTATTACAAGATGCATCAGGTGCTACTGGAACTACGGGATTAAAAGTTACAGCAGATGGAGGAAAGGGCATTTCTATTGTACAGAATGCAAACCTGACAGGATTACATGTTTCAACCTCCGCTCTTGTTATAGAGGGAACAAAAGTTATTCACTTTGCAAATTCATCTGCTGATATTTTTAGTGCATTAGCGAACGGAGTAACTAATTTCGGAGGTCCTTTATTAGCCGCAAATTCTACTGTTACTGTTAATTGTAGATTAGGTGTGAGAGACGCCGGTGGAACAGTTGTAAATCAAACGTAAGGTAAAATGGCAAAACCTAGCACAAGAGAAGAATTAAAACAATATTGTCTCAGAACATTAGGACAACCAGTTATTGAAATAAATGTAGAAGATGATCAACTGGAAGATCGAATGGATGAGGGCTTACAGTTTTTTCAAGAATATCATTTTGATGGTGTTGAAAGAATGTATAATGTACATCAAATTACTGGTTCAACTGTTAAAATTATTTCTGGAACAGGTTTTACTGTTGGTGAGCCAATAACTGGTGGAACATCAAATGCCACTGCAACTTTAGTTTCTGCAAATTCTACTATTATAACATTCAAAACACATAAAGATACGAATGGAATTTCAAATAATGATGTTACATCTAGTTTTTCAAATGGCGAAACAATAACCGGAAGTACAAGTGGAACGGCCGCAGTAGCCGATACTGATGATTCGTTAGTTACTTTTGGTGATATAGATAATCATTATATTACATTAAGTGATTCCATAATTGGTGTGACGGGTATTTTTGACATACAGGATACTGGTGGAGGACAAACATCAAGTGATTTGTTTTCGTTTAGATATCAATTTCATTTAAATGAAATGCCTTATCTTACTGCTACTTCTATAATAAATTATAAAATGTCAATGCAACATTTACAATTGTTGAATGACATGTTTGTAGGAAAAAAACCTCTACGATTTAATAGACATCAAAATCGATTATATTTAGATATAGATTGGTTAAATGGTGATCTTGAAGTCGATGAATATATTGTTGCAGAGTGTTATAGAATAATTGAACCCGCAACATTTACAGATGTATATAATGATATGTTTTTAAAGAAATATACAACTGCATTGTTTAAAAGACAATGGGGCGCTAATTTAATAAAATATGAGGGCGTTCAACTTCCAGGAGGAACGACATTAAATGGAAGAACAATGTTTGAAGAAGCAATAACAGAATTGAGAGAAACAGAAGAACAAGTATCTCTTAAATACGAATTACCAGTTGACTTTATGGTTGGTCCAGGATAATGCCTACTAATTCTTATTTTAATCATTTTCAAAATGCATCAGAACAAAATTTACATCAAGATTTAATAATAGAATCTATAAAAAATTTTGGCATAGATAACTATTACCTTCCAAGACAATATATGAATGAGGATCTTCTTTATGGAGAAGATACTATTTCGCAATTTAATCAATCCCATTTAATAGAAATGTATGTTAAATCTGTTGATGGGTTTGAGGGAGAAGGCGATTTTATTTCAAGATTTGGATTAGAAATAAGAGATCAAGTAATTTTTTCTGTAGCCAGAAGACGATGGGAAAATTTAGATACTGGTTATGATAGGCCAAGAGAGGGCGATGTAATATTTTTTCCATTAAATAAAAAACTTTATGAAATTAGATTTGTTGAACATGAATCAATGTTTTATCAGTTTGGTAAATTACCAATATTTGATTTAACATGTGAATTATTTCAATACGATGATCAAAGAATTGATACTGGTATTGAAGACATAGATGAAGTAGAAGATAAATATGCTTATTCAATAGAAGTAAATTTTGAATCGGGTGGATCGGGAAATTATGTAGATGATGAATATGTATATGTTGGAAGCACAGAAAGTTCTGCAAATACGAAAGGAAGAGTAATATCTTGGAATTCTACTGATAGAGTATTGAAATTAACGGATTTGATGGGTAGTTTTGCCTACTCTCAAAATGTTGTCGGCAATACAAGCGGAGCATATTTTACTGTAACAGCAACACCAGATACACAAGTATTTGTTAATGATGCTTCTGCAAATAATATAACTATTGAAACTGAAGCAGATTCTATTATTGATTTTTCTGAATCAAATCCATTTAGTGAGGGCGATTTTTAAGTTGTAGATTCTGCGAGAATTGTGATCATGCCTTCAACAACCCTTTCCTTTGTTTCAGTATCCGCTTGGGTGTATTCAACATCATAAACATATAATCCTGAAGACATATTTGCTGTTTGAGTAGCATTAGCAGTTATGGTGACATTACTACCTGCTACTGCCGCCGTGAAAGACATTATCCAAGAAGCATTAGTAGTTGTATGATTCTTCTTCATTGAAGAAGCACAAGTACCAGTACTTATAGTTACATTTGAATTGTTTGCATCTTTAGCAGTAAAAATTTTTTCAAAATTACTACCTTGATACATTGTTAAATTTTCGCCTTGAGTTTTTATTGTAAGTGCCATAAGACTATTTATACAACTAAATAATATTATATTATAATCTTTATGGAGTGTTATGTTAGGACAAACTTTTTATCATCAAACAATAAGAAAATATGTTGCGTTGTTTGGAACATTATTTAATGATATTAATATTGAAAAAAAGGATTCGGGTGGTAATGTTTTATCTCGTCAAAAAGTGCCAATAGCCTATGGTCCAAAGCAAAAATTTCTTACAAGAATAAATCAAGATGCTGATTTAGATAAGCAAGTTGCTATTCAACTTCCTAGAATGGGATTTGAAATGACTGGTATGGCTTATGATCCTGTTAGAAAATTAAATACAATAGGGACATTGACACATAAAGAAACGATAAATGGAAATCGTAATGTTAAGAAGATGTTTAATCCTTCTCCATATATTTTTGATTTTTCTTTATATGCTTTTGTAGAAAATGCTGAAGATGGTACTCAAATATTAGAACAAATCCTTCCGTTCTTTACTCCAGAATTTAATGTAACTGTTAATATTATAACAGATATGGGACTTTCTATAGATATTCCAATTGTTATTCAAAGCGCAACAAGTGAAGATTCTTATGAAGGAGAGTTTTCTGCCAGAAGAACAATTATCTGGACCATATCTTTTATGATGAAAGGATTTATATATCCTGATATCAAAACTGGTCAATCGATAATCAAAAAAATTGAAGTGGCTTTTAAAGAAATTGCTGGGGCCAACCCAACTGATGCCCTCAATGAAGTGTTATTAGAAACTTCTACTCCTTTCAACAATGATCAATTTCTATTAGAAACAGGAAGTTTTCTTTTAACTGAGAATAGTACGACCGAACTTGGTTTTGATAATATAATCAGTAAAATTACAGTTGTTCCTGAAGGAGGATCAAATACATATATTACTCCAGGAGATGATTTTGATGCAAATACTACGATAACAGTTTACAACCCACCAGTACGTTATGATGAATCAACTGGTACATATGAGTGAGATAAATTACAATGAAAACTTTCGAAGATAAATTAGATAAAATATTAGAAATACCTGCTAGTTCTATTATTAAAAAGCCTCCAGAAAGAAAAATGGTTGAATCAAACGTAAATGATTTGAATACCGATTATAAGTATGCCCGTGAAAATATATACAATATTATTGAAAGAGGACAGGATGCTATTGAAGATTTATTACAAGATGCGAGAGATAGTGGTAACGCTAGAATGTTTGAAGTTGTTGGTCAATTGATTAAAACTGTAGGTGAACAAAATCAAAATTTATTAAATGTTCATAAGCAAGTAAAAGATATTACACAAGAAACAAACGCTGGTCCCAATAATGTAACAAATGCATTATTTGTTGGTAGTACTGCAGAACTTCAAAAACTATTAAAAGATAAAAAAGAATAGTGGCACACTTAGGACAAATCGACAGAAGAAATCCAGGACAGGTTGTTTTCACACGATATGTTACAGAAAATTCTGACTGGAAAAACTTGAAGCTGAGAATAGAGAATGGTCAGTTTGCCGAGATGTATGAAGAAAAAAATGATGAATTAGAAAGTATGAATATTATGCTTCAACCAAGAACTGAGATAAAATTGGCTTCAGAGAAATATAAAGAATTTCAAAAAAAAAAGTATGCTAATATTGAGTATCAAAGAAAAAAGGGCTATGTATTAATTTCAAAAATAAGAAAACCTACAGATGATCTTGGTGCTGAAAGACCTCAAAAATTACAAATATTAGCAGAAGATTTCACAGAAAAAGGTAAAGATGAAAAAATAACCGTTCTTTCTAAAAAAGATGTTCCAGTAAAATTGTTTGAGACTTATGAAAATTTAAAAAAAAGCGTTATTTGGGGATTAGATAATAAAATTCATAATAATGATTATCTTGTAGAAAAAATAAAAACATATTTAGATAAAGATGATTTATCTGAAATTGATTTGAAGGGTATTGATGATAGTCATGTTGATGAGCTTGGTGTATATTTTGGTGAAATTTTAATAGGAATATTAGCATTTAAAAAGCAGTTATCAGACACTTGTACTCCTTCTGATATGTTTGGTATTAATTTACAATCTTTTAGTATTCCAACTGATCCTGCATTTAAACTTGTTGATAGCAGTTTGAAATTTGATACGACTACTGTTAGTGTATCAAGTAAATATGATAAAGGCGCCGCCGCATCATTTATGTCGAATGTTCTTCCTTATGGAATGAAATATTATACTGAGTATAGAGATTGTTTTTTAAAAAAAATGTGTCGAATTGCATCTAATATGGGGTATACAACACAACAAGTAGGAGCGAATAGATTTAAATATTCAAAAAATATAACATTTGAAGTTGGATTAAGAGCAGTATTAAAAATAAAAAAAGCAATCGTAAAAAATTCAAATCATTCTCTTTATGATAGTATTCGAAAAGTTGCAATGGGAACAGAACTTACACAAAAAGAAAATCAAGAACTTGATAATGTAATAGAATCAATAGAAGATTATTTTATAAATAAAAAAACTTTTGATGGAAGAGAACAAGTTATACAAACAATAAGAAATAATTATCCTTTTACAATTACTTCTTTTTTTAATTATTCTGTGGCGAGTGTATTAAATAATGATCGTTTATCAAGAAAATATATTCATGAAATAATTGGTGGTAAAGATTTTTATCAAGCAAATTTAAGCAAATCTAAATGGAGAAAAGGTATTATTGATATAAAAATGGTTTCTCCTAAATCTGCTAAATTAAAAATATTAGGATCCATGTCAGGCGCTATGGATTTTACTGCAAAACAGGGTTTAGTAAATTACGAGTTGAAATAATGGCACAAGATACTTACGCAGGAAATCCTCTTCTTAAAGGGGCATATCAACCATTAGAATATGATAAAGAAACTATAGAAGAATTTCTTAGATGTTCTAAGGATCCTGTGCATTTTGCAAGAACATATATGCAAATTATTCATGTTGATCACGGTTTAATGCCTTTTGATCTTTATGATTATCAAGAAGAAATGGTTCAGACAATGCATGAGAATCGTTTTGTTATTTGTAAAATGCCTAGACAAACTGGAAAATCAACAACGATTGTTGCTTACTTATTACATTTTGCTCTTTTTAATCCACAATCTAATATTGCTATATTAGCAAATAAGGGTTCTACTTCAAGAGAGATTCTTCAAAGATTAAAAACGGCTTATGAGCATTTACCATTT